TCGGAACCAAACGTATCATCGATGCCTTAGCCCTAACCCAGCAAATTCTTGCTGGTAAGGTTAAGAATTGGTGATATGCCAGGTAGACTCTTGTATCCACCCATATCCATTCGGGTATGTGTGAGATACTAGCCTTTGTCTCGCCATTTAAACTCACCGTAACGGTGATCAACTGCAACTACGGAGGACAATCATGTCCCTTACTGTCAATACCCTGTCCTACACGGACGACGTTTCACTCTCGGCTGACTCGTACCGTTACTACGGTCCGAATCAGGATGATGACACGAACGACAATATCATTGTCAAACGTGTCGCGCCCAAACCTACCGATACTTACGGTGGGAATGGCCGGAGCGAATCGAAGCTCACGCGGACCGGTACCGACGGTGCATCCACTGTCATCGGGAACGGAATACTGACAATCAGTACTTCTTTTCCTCGTGACATGACCCGCAGCGAAAAGGTGGCCATGCTAACCGACTTGTGCACCTGGGGCCTCACTACTGAGGCTCAAAGTGTACTGGTAGACCGCAAAATCAAGCAGTAATGCTTGGCAAGCTATCTACCATCGGACTTAGCATCCTCCGTCATTGGAGGTTTGTCCTTGTTGCGCTGATTATATGGTACATATTCTCAGTGCTTAAGGATTTTAGTCCACGGATTGAGGATTGCCAGTCGCCTCTGTTTGTCCCTTCGGACATCAGACCGCTTCCGGCGCCTTCACCTTACTTTACCGACTAACGTCTGTATTGTAACTTTTGCTGTATACAACTTCAAAGGAGATCGTAATGATCAACCGAAGATGTAAAGGCCGTGTGAATACGGCTTTGCACCAATCGGCAGACGATATCTTAACAAATATCGTCCACCGGGCCCTGTGGTCGACGTCCACTCCCGGACCCACTGTACCCACTGAGCAATTCCTTTCTTCAAGGAAGCGCCTAAGCGGCTACGTCCGTAGCCGCCAGTGGAACAAGGTCCTGGAGTGGGCTGAGCGTGTTTCTCCACAGTTGTATGAGAAACCATCCCAGTATTTGGATGATGCTCAGCTCGTCGCTTTGGTTAAGAAATACCCTTATTCTCCAGAACAATTGCCCGGGAATGATCCCGACGCAGCTGCGATGAAGAAATTCCTTACAGCCGAACATCGCTGTAAGAGGGTAAATCAAAGGTTGCGGATCTTGCGGAAACGCTATGATCCCAAGTTCGAATACAAAGAACTTGCCCGTAGATACATTCTCCGAGTTTTAGGAGAAGAACCGGATCTTCCGGCTATCTACGACCTATGCGACTTCTCGTCGGGCGCCAATGTGGGTTGTCACGGTAATGCTACCAATCTTGCAAGAAAATTCCTTTCTTCAGATTGGTCCGTTACACCCAGCGCGCTACATTATGCAACAGCCTCACTCTGGTCTCACGACCAGGCACGCGATATCGTCCTTCCGGGTGATATCA